GGAGATAGCAACTCAGCTTTTGGTTATGGTTCATTATTGGTGAATAAATCAGGAACGGATAATGTTGCTATTGGTTGTAATGCCTTACTAACTGCAACAGCAAGTAATAACACAGCGATTGGATCGTTGGCAGGATATTCAGCAGAAAGGCAATGTACCATTGGAGATAATAATACATTTATAGGATATCAGGCTGGACATACGGAAAATACTACTATTAGTGATACAATTATTTTAGGTAATAGTAGCATTGCTAGACTAAAGTGTAAGCAACAAAACATATTCGGTCTATCAGATAAAAGAGATAAAGCGGATATCAAAGATATAGATTCTTCTCTGAATCTTATCACAGAATTAAAGCCTGTGATGTTTAAATGGGATCAAAGATCTTGGTATGAGGGAGGAATATCTGATGGAAGTAAAAAGAAAGAAAAAATTGAGACAGGATTTTTAGCGCAGGATTTGAAAGAATTAGAGGACAAATATGATATGAAATATTTAAACTTGACACTTACTGATAATCCAGAATGTATGGAATCATCATATGGTAATTTATTGATGCCTCTGATAAAAGCATTCCAAGAATTAACAGATTTGGTTAAAACACAAAAGAAACAAACCGAAGATATGTTAGCTGATATTAAAAACTTCAAAGATATTATCGACCGAGGTGTATAAAATAAGAATTACAAAACCAAAATTTACACGGTATGAAAAGACCAAACCTCGTGGATTTACAAAGGTGAAACCTGAGTTTTAATTCAAGGGTGTAAAAGATTTTCTGAATATTATGTAAATAATAAAATTCAATTTGGTAGTAGTATATCTGAAAATATAGATCACAAAATATTTAAGGATTGTTGTCATGATGAGATGACTCTGTATCTGTAAATAATCCTATTTTCATAGAAAACTAAGTAGAATTGCTTTCAAGTTGGCAAATTAGTTCTTTAACTGGTCCGTCAGGTCTTCCAGGAATTTTTACAAATACGGGACCTACATGTGTTCAAGGATTTAGTGGTGATAAAAGTTGATCATAGCAGAGCTCGGCAAGAAGACGAGAAAGAGAACAGTACACCAACAGAGACACCAGATAAGGCGGTTCCTAAGAAGTAAGAGTTAGAAGAAGTCCGTATACATATACTAAGCACAACCGTGAAGGGGTAAAGACCGAAAACCCATCGATGAAGGGACAGGACATCACTCGTATTCTAGCTGTCTTGTGGAAAGATCTGACCAAGGAAGAACAGAAGGAGTTGAACGACTCGGCTACTGAGATGGCGTAGAAGACGAAGAGAGGTAGGTGAACGACAACGACACCTTGTGGGTGTCGTTTTCTTACACAGACAAATCAATTGACACTCTCAAGAGAGTCCAAAATAAACTTGTCTTTTGCTAAGTTATTGGCAAAAAGATATGATATCAAGAAACATATTTTATATGAACTATTTAAAGATTTTTTATTATAATAAAAATGAGCAAAGAAATGTACACAGTCGTAAAAAATAAAGATAGTTATGGTGGTGATTATAGATTTATTAAAGGCAAATCTGTATCTGAACTAAAAGCTATATGTGATTACACTTTAGACTCAATAGGATTTAACTCTATTGGGTATTTGAAAAAAGAAGTATTAGAAAATGATTCTTTCTTTGAATTTCCTAACACTGATTTATACATTAGACAAGATCGTGTTGATAAAATAATAAAACAAAAAAAAGAGTATTTGAGTGGAAATATTCTTTTGGATATCACTTTTGTGATTACAACATGCAAAAGGTTAAAAATGTTTATTGAAACTATGGATAAATTGATATTTCACTGTCAGGATTTATTTTTGATAAAAAAATGGGTCTGTATAGATGATAATTCTTCAGAACAAGACAGGAATGAAATGAAACAAAGATATCCATTTTTTGAGTTTATTATGAAAACCCCAGAACAGAAAGGTCATGCTAAAAGTCTAAATATTGTATTTAATTCTATTGATACTAAGTACGTCTTCTTTTTTGAAGACGACTGGAGATGTAATCTAAATTTTTCAATACTTCCATACGTTGAATTTTTGGAACAATACGGAAAAGACCAAGTAATTTTTCATGGTCGAAGTGAAAATGATGGATTCAAAAAATTAGCAATGCTACATAATAAAGATATATATAATTATTCGTATAACCCGGAACACAAGTCTAAAAATGATACAAAACTTCTTCCATTTTACGAGCAATTTGAACAAGAATTTAGGTGTGAAAGCGAGAAGGTTGGGTTTTTTTACCCTGGATTTAGTCTAAATCCATCTATTTTTAATATAGAAAAAATCAAGAGACATAATTTAGAGTTTTCAGAAGATGTAAAATACAATGATTGTTTTGAAGTTAGATTCTCGTTTGAGTGTTTGAAAGCTGGTTTTAAAACATCTTTCACTAATATATTGATATGTCATATCGGAGATATTTCTTCATATATACTAAATAATAACTCAAGATGTTTTGATTCATATTCTTATATCAAACACGGTGTTAAATATGTTTTCGAAGATTGCGGTTCAAATCCAGAATGGTTTGTTAGTAATTTTCCAAAATGGGAAGAAGAAACATTTAATGTGTTTGAAACTGTTAAAAATAAAAACAAGATTGCGATAGACATAGGAGGTTGGATAGGAACAACCTGTATATGGTTATGTCAGAATTTTAAGCATGTTATTGTCATAGAAGCTGACAAATTAGCAACAAAGAGTCTTGAATTAAACTGTAAAGCATCACAATGTTCTAACTACACTCTTATAGATAAACCAATATCAAATAAAGAAACTAAGGTTATTTTTGGTGTAAATAAATTTATAAAATCTCCTTTAAATGAGTCGATGTCTCAAATCAAACAAGAAAAAACAGATGAAACTGATTATGAAATTGACACTATTACTTTTGACCAGATTATCAAACACAAAACAAATATAGGTTTTATTAAAATAGATATAGAAGGTGGTGAAGAAAATATACTAGAAGATGTCCTGACGTTTTCTTTGAAAAATAAAATTCCTGTTTATGTATCATTTCATTTAGATTGGTGGGTTGATAAAAATCATAAGAGGTTTAGTAGCTTGTTTGAATCATCAAAAATTAAACACCAAAATATTGTAATAACGTTAGAAAAATTCTATAGTATGCTTGATAAAAATTCTTATGAAAGCTTCTTATTTTGTTAATAAAAGTAGATATGTAAATTATGATTAATTTACATAAGAATAATCATATTTTGATTTTGGACGAACCAGAACAAGGTTCGATTTTTAAGACCAACTTTCAAGAGAGAAAGCATAAAAATGAACTAATATCGACAAGTTTCTCTCTGAAAATGGGTCGGACGACCTGGTAGACAAGCGTAACACTCAAGAGAACACCGAGGCACTTGAAGAAAAACTCGGAATGAGTCTTCTCAAGACTCGAATGTGCAACAGCATCGACAAGGGTGAACCGTGCCCACACGAGGGTAATTGCAGGTTCGCTCAACGCATGCAAAGGTAGAGATTCAAGCTAATCCTCCGCAACTAACGCATGCAAAAGGTCGAGTTCAAGTCTCCTCCACCGCCAACGCATCAGAAGGTAGAGTTACATGCTCCTCGTCCAACACCGCCAACTGTCGAATCTGAGAATTCTCAAATATTGATCATTCGAGTTCCAAGAGAACTTGCTGCCCGCGCACTTGAGATCGCATTGAATAATGAGAAGACGAATATACAAGTCGAACTGACCGACTAGTCAATATGTAGATAGGTGGGCACATGAAGACTCGACGACACTAACAAGGTGTCGTTTTCTTTAGGGTAAATAACTATTAGGCGTACATCTTAATTATTATATAATAATATAATAATTTATTTGGATCCCTTATATTATGCTTTAGATTATTTTTTTACACTGTTGTAAAAGTGACCTTGAATTCGAGAGTACCAGCTACACCAGTTAAAGTCTTCATATAAAAAGTAGGTTTTCCACCTGAAAGCCATTGTACCCAAACCTGACTACCATCATCTCCGGCAGCGTGAACACCAAACGACGCAGCAGTAGCTGTTGATGTAGCTTTAACAACTTTGTAATTGTAAACACTGCCACCTGCAGCAGTGCTTTCAATCTGAAATTCATAACTACCACGAGTCTTAGTAAGCTCGGTAAAATCAGCATGGGGTGTATGACTGTTCCCGTCAAGAGTAAAAGTAAAGGTTCCAAAATTATTCAACGTCATTGATTCAGCAATAATAGATTTGCAACGAAGTTTCGAATAATCTTCTCTAACTATTTGAGCTTGATCTTGTGCCGATTTTGTTGAAGCGAGAACAAATGTGTCAGCGGTTTCATCCCAATACATAGTAGTAGAGTCCTCGCCAGGAGCACGAGTGAACAAAAGACCAGCATCTCTTGGAGCTCCAGTGGCAGACCCGGTATTAAGCACAATGATATTATCTTTTACAAGAAGATTTGCTGTATCAATGGTTGTCGTTGTACCTATAACTGTCAAATTTCCATTGATCGTGACGTTTGACATACTAGCATCACCAGTGAGTGTAGAAGTACCCGAAACCGCTAAATTGCCTAGAACATTAGTACTTTTACCAGTTCGGGAGATATTAACTGTGTCAGAAGAAGTATTACCAACGTTAACCGTGGTAGCATCAATCCTAGATGTAGCCCCTCCGTTTAAGTCAATAGCAGGAGCTACAAGATTTACGCTTGTAGTACCAATCGAAGAGATATTAGTACCTGTTAAAGAGATAGTAGGAGCTGTGACATCTACACGTGTAAAACCAGTAAGGTTAATATCACCGGCACCAGACTCAATCTTTACTGAATTGTCACCACGAACATGAGCAAGTGTCTTACCGAACAATTTAACTTGGTTATTCTCAGATTGCAATTTAACATCGCCAGCACTCGAACTCACATTATAATCTGAAACGCTTGTTGCAGTAACACCACCTGTAAATGTCTCTTCCTTAGAAACAGCTTTAAGGATCACCTTACCGGAAAGAGCTTGTACGGTCGCATCACCGACAACGGATTCAACTTTTACCGCATCATTACCACGAAGGTGAGCAAGAGTCTTACCAAACACTTGAGCTTCTGAAGCAGAAGCAAGTAAAGTAGCAAAACCACCAATTGACCTTATTACATGTGCACCTGTGGCTGCCGCATTTATAGACGTAAAGGTTTCTTGCTTAATAGCACCGCTTAGATACACATTGCCAGAAGCTTGTACAGTCGCATCACCAGATGTCGCGCTAAGTGAAACAGGGCCTGTAGTTGAAATAACACTTGCAGATGTAGCACCGCTGACTTGAACTCCTCCAGCTGATGAAGTCAAAGAAGCAGAAGTAACCCCATCAACCGAAACAGCTCCGGTTGTTGCTGTCAGGTTAGCGGTAGTACCACTGGCGGTAACATTACCAGTAGTAGCACTTAATAAGAGAGTAGTTGCAGCCGTTACGGCTGCACTGCCAGTGGCAGCTGCCACATAAATATTTTTAGCAGACTCAATATAAAAGTCTGCTGATGCATGAGTAGTTGATATGTGTTGGGCGGTGTCACCGAAAAAATTGCAACCATTCTCTACGGCGAGAGAACCATTGCCATATTTAGCGCTTGTGCTGGATTTTTCAACACGAAGAGAGCCGTCTAATAAGGACGAATACGCTTGTTCGAATGCGTAAGGAGGCATCTTTTATTATATCTAAAGATTTTAAAAAATCTTTTTAAAAATCCTTTAAATCATAAATTTGTATAATTCATTTCTTTATTGATTTGAAGTCTTGAATGCTGATACGTCACTCAAAAAAAAATTTCCGCAGTCTGTCTGTTGTGAAATCAGATACTAAGTGATCTGGACAAAACATAAAAGAAGAAATATAGTAAATATTTTTCTAAATAAACTTTTTCTGCGTGTTTAATCATAATCCGTCCAAGACTGCCAAATTTCAGACAAACGTTTCAAAAAACAATACGATATCTCATTTTTCTAAAACTCTTTTTGGTTAAAAGTAATAGTTTTCATCTGAATATAATGAAAAATCTGGATCATCATATTTATCAAAGGGTTCGTATTCTTCATACCATCTATCATCTGCTTCATTTTCAGCATTACTTTCTTCAGCATGAAAAAGTTCTCTATCTGTAATAGAACGTGCATCCGGAGTTGTAGCTAGATCTAAAAACATTTTTGCACGAGGTGGTAACGACCGTAATATGTGCTTGTCGTATACAAAAGATTTTGTAAGATCGAATATTGTTTTTGGCTTTTTTGGTTGTTTTTCACGCTTTACAAATCTATCTAAAGTAATAGGTTTAATTGTTTCCAATCCTCGATCTCTTCGATGAAGAGTATGAGGAGATCTAGAAGGTTCTTTCCAAACCAAAATGCTACCTCCATCAAGATCCGTATACCTATAATAAAAAGGTTTATAAGAATCAATGTCGTTGCTAGGCCATCTTTCCCAACCATCTGGTAGAGGTGTTCCATCCGTGTAAGTTAAAAAACAATATTTTGTTTCACCGGTTTCATTGTTAAACCAAACAATTTCTCTATTACCATTTGGTATCGTTTCCCATTCATTCATTTATTTATTATGTGTTTATAATTTACTTTTTCTTTTTTACATAAAAATATCTACTCTTGTTAACTTTTATATTCAAAAATAATTCACTGATAAAGCTCTAACCTAAAATTAATCATAATTTGTCTAATAAATTATGATTAAGTACTAAAATATTTGCACAGAAGACTACGTCGGATTGTATAGTTTGTGGAGTGATTCAGTTATAAGTTCTAGTGGTCGAGATGGCAATTGACCTAATTCTTGACAAAATTCTTGGACTTCTTCAGACAATGGACCACGATCTCGTGAAAGAAGAATTGCTATCATAAGATCTGTCACTGTTTGCTGTAGTTTTTGTATACATTCAAATGCATAATCGCGAAAAACCGATTCGGATTGTTGAATACGTAGTGTTTTTTGTGTCCTACGAAAATTAGTAAGTAAACTTACATGCTTTTCTATATATTCTTCTTGAGCTTCCATAACACACTTATGAATAATATCTTCTGGTAAATTAGTAAATCGTTGTATTAATTCATTATATATTCTATCATACATCTCATCTATTAGACCCTCATCATATTCTAATGAATATTCGTCCATTTGACTATCAATAATTCTTCTCCACATTCTCTGCGACATTTATATATTGTCCAGATAATATTTTTCTTCTTAACTAAAAAATAATATTTTTGCTATTATCACATTTTTTCCTAAATTTCATAAAATCTTTATATCTCAGATCTTCAACCGATGCGCCTAATAAAAAGCCATAAGCAAAAAGAATGGCGGGTGTAAAAAAATTACATGTAAATATAATAGTCGAGGTCATGATTAAACCTGCAATAACCGCATGTACCCAATGGTGAATATGAAAACAGTTTCCATCACCAATGTAAAGCACAGTATTAAAACCAATTTTAGGTTTACTTCCTTCTTTTCCAGCACCAAAAATATAAAATAAACTAAAACCGACAATCATACCAAATATAAAACTAGATATTTTTTTAATATTCATTTAATAATACAAAAGAAATAATTAAGATGTACTGTTCGGTTAGAAATATTTTTAATATTAAAAATATTTTCATTCTCTATATAAAGATGGGTAATGTTACTACGAAAGACGTTGTAAATTTTCAAATAGAAACAGGTAGAATAGAATCAAAAACACAATTGTTTGGAACATATTTTTTTGGAACACTTTTAATTATAGTAGGCTGCTTGTGTACTTATTACTCATTTAAACCAATATCTCAAATGAGTTGTTATAGTAATAATGAGGAGATGAAAGTCAATGAAGCTTGTAATCCATTAAATACAAACGATAATAAAGATTGTCAAGATGCGAAGGATGCGCTAGATAAAAAGAAATCAATGTGTAGTGTGAAAAAACCAAGACATGCACTTTTGTTTGGAGCGCTTTTAATACCTCTTGCTATTCTTATGATAACGTATGCAAGGTGGAAGGATAAAATTGTACAAAAAAGCGATGTTGCTGCTATTGGAAAAGCAACCCAAAGTGAATTTCAAATGGCTTCTCGTAATGGTCTTGGTTTTGGTACAGGATTTGGTTTAGGTTTATTAGACAGATACAATATAAAATAATTCTTATGAAATAACGTAATAATCATTTATTATTTTCAATTGGAAACAATCAGATGTGTGTATAGACTTGAGAAAAAAATATTTATACTTTATCAGACCAAAAGATGATAATATTGAACTTATAGGATATAAAATGACACAAAATAAATGTGAATCTTCCATTTTATATAGAACATCTTATCTTTATATGTTTCCAAAAAATTTGGATAATCATGAACCAAAATCAAATGTTTTTAGTCAACCACATGATCTGTGAAATTAGATTTTCGTATATATATTGTACAATTTTTAAAGTTATTTTTTTTAAAAATTTATTATTATCCAAGCGATGAAATACAATTGTCTTTACAATAGAAAGTCTTTATTTCCAGATGTATGACAAATCCATCTAGCAAATACGAAAAAAAAGTCAGATAGACGATTCATGTAGATAAAAATAATATTTGGCAAGACAATGCCCTCTTCATTTCTTAATCGAATCAACCCCCTCTCAACTGTTCTTGCCTGAGTTCTGCACAAATGAGCCATTGCATCTGCAGTGGTAACACCAGGTAAGATAAATTTTGTTAACTTTGGATTCACTTTTTCCATCTCGTCGATTGTTTTTTCTAACTCAACTGGTAAATCGTCCAATAGAATTGGTAGTTTTCTATTTGTTTTGTCAATAGTTGCAATGTGAGAATTAAAATCCTGAAGAGTACGTTGAATTTTTCGCATCAAAATTGTGTCAGATAAATACGTGCATAAAACTCCGATACGAGCACTTAGTTCATCAATTTGACCCAAAACTTCAAAGGTTGTAGAACACTTTGGTGCTCTACTTCCATCATATAAAGATGTTTCGCCTGAATCTCCAGTCTTTGTATAAATCTTCATTTTGTTTCAAGGCTGATATTGTTTAAATTTAATTAAATAAAACTATCAATAAATCATTTTCAAATAAACGGATCAGAAAGTTGGAATGGAATGCTGCTCGATAATTGAGGAATTTGACTATAACCTTTTGTTTTTAATTCCTTTAATAGCCCCATCAAAAAGAGTTTCATCTTTGTCTCTTTCTTTATAACTTCGAGAATCGCATTTGTAAGAGCACCTGATGGAGTATTATTAGTATCTATTGTATCAGCAGCTGTTTGCTGATCTGAACAGCCACTTATAAATACAACTAAACCCTTTCCTTTTGAATAGTTTCGATTTTCATATAAAATGATTGCATTATCTGATATAGGCTTGTAACCATAACGCATGTCAAGACATGTTCCACTGTGACAACAGTCAAATATAACAGTGCATTTCGCTCCTACAGGTATACGATCAACTAATAAAACCCTGAGTTCGTCATCGGTAATACATTCTATATTACCTGATTCAGAGATAGGATAAATGCAACTATCTTGTCCAGATATTTCATCTCCTGATAAATCAATAGTTAAACCTCCGTGACCACTATAATGTATAAACGCCTCGTCACCAGATTGCATATCTTTGGTTACCCATTCAATCGCTTCTAAAATATTCTTTCTCGTTGGCCATTTTACAACTTCTTTTGGTTTTGAAGGAATATCATCGCTTAAGACTACAGTCTCAAATTTTTTCTGAGACATAAATGATATCATTTTTCGAACATCGTTAGCGCAACCTGCTAACCTATTAGGTACATTTTGCATATAATTAATACCAATAAAAACAGCTCTTTTTTTCATTATTTGAGCACTCATTTTATTAAAGAAAATATATTAATTGTAAATTTTAATAAATTTACAACTCGACAAAGTTTGTATATTACTTACCCGAGCTACCAAATCCTTTATCTCCTCGATCTGTATCATTCAAACAATTCACCTCGATTGGTTCCATAAGAATCAACTGTCTGGGAATGAGCTGAACAAGCTTACACGGTAGTTCTATTTCAACTGCATCTGGATCAATTTTTACAAGTGCCACTATAATAGTACCTGTGTAACTTGCATCAATAATACCGATATTATTAGCTACCATCCATCCGGATTTGGAGATTGAGCTTCTACCAACCAAATCGAAGTAATATCCGTTTTCAGGTTGTACTTGTATACCTGTATCAAAGTAATGAACACCTGCTTGAACTTTAATTTTCTTAACCAAGTGCAGATCATAACCCGAATCAGAGAATCTATTCTTGGAAGGCTTTGGTGCATTCGGAATTGTTCGAGCCCATTTAAATAAGGGAAGACGTTTAAGAGAAGACCTGTCTTGATTTGCAAGACAAATAAAGGCATCGCGTTTTGACGATAAAAAGATTTCTGCGTTATTATAAATACGTGATAAAAATTCGAGAGCATTTACGCCTTTCCATTCACAAACTTCGTCGCATATTTGTGCTTTACCTCCACAAAAATCATGGATATCCTCTAGAATAGAAAGTTGTTGACTTCCGATAACACAACTTGTATACCCATCTTTAATAGTAATAAAACCTGAACAATCATAATATCCTCTGACAAAATCCCATTTCAATTCATCTTCGATAGATAGTGGAAAAGATAGTGGCCAATCCAAATGATTAATCACATCGTCTGCCATTTTTTCTGAAACAATAATGAAAGATACCAAATTTCCATCTTTTATGATATGAATATCATAAGAAACAATATCTCTCAGAATCTCAATAATTTCAATATTTTTTTCGCTAGTTTCGATCGCAATTTGATTTTCAACTATTATTCCAGAAGCAGCTATCCACCCAAGAAGATATGCTTTTTTTTCAGAGTCAATATTCTCTAGTAAGTTATGATCGATTACAACATTATCGCTTGTCATCTTTTATTTTATTCAGACGAGTTTAGATATTAATTTAATTTTATTTTTGCGGATTTCTTAAAGTTAAAGATAAAAATATTATATATAATATAACATGCTTGTAAAGAAAGAAATATTTTTTCCAGTATTTCTGGAGTGCTGTCAATACGCAGACGACACCTTCTGGGAAAACATATTTGAAGATCTTGCGTACGGAAAGGCTCCTTATGGTTCATATATTTCAAAAGACTTCCTTTGTTGTAGCTATAAAAAGAAAGAATTTAGTTACAAAATTGAAAAAAAGAGCGCTGATGTAATCTATTCAGAAGTGTATGCTCTTCTTACGAAACGTCTTGGACTTCTCTCGCAAAGAGAAAAAGTAAAGAAAAAGAAAGTCTTCTCAGAACTTGAAGATAGTATCAAAGATACTAGAAAAAAATGGGTTGATATAAAGAAAAAAAATATGAGAGAACTTCTTATAGAACTTTACGTTACTAGGATGAAGAACAAACACATGTTATCAGTAAAACAGGCTAAATATCTAATTTCTATTATTTTAATAGCAATGGTATTCAAAGTCATTACATCTGCAAATATCGATTACAGCGATGGTCGTATAAATAGCATAGATGGAATTGACTTTGCTAAAAAGCAAGTTGTTATTACACGTGATTTTTACTCATTTGAAACTAATTTTGGACCACACATAGTCTTAGATAAAAAAGTAATGTCTGATAACTGGGAAAAGTTTTTAGAAAATCTTCGTAAATTTACAGGAGTTACATAATAGACATATAAAATAGATTTATATACCTAAAAATATAAATCTTGGTCTTAGAGAAAACAATGAGTTCTGAAGATGAAGATGGTTGGCATTCTTCTGTATGTGAAGAAGATGACTGTGATGAACCGATTTTTGAGAATGAAATGGGAGCTTATGATAGGGTGGACTTTTCTAGACTTGGAGGAAAAGGTCCAAAAACACGATTAGAAAGAGCTGAACAGGATCCATATGAAAAATTTTCACAAAGTGTTGATGCTATATCACGTCACCTTAGAAATGAAAGTGGTGTAATCATTACAGAATACGATATTGAAGAAATGATTTCTAAAGCTGCTGAATTAGATGTTGTTGAACACAAGAACCCAACCGCATATGTACTCGGTTTCTTAGCAACTGCGGGGGGTGGTGAGTTAACAGATGTTTTGTTTAATAAAACTATAAATAAAGTTCTTCCGCATGCTAATGCAGACTCTTCCGTATTTCCTCCGGACGTGGTAAGATATGCTAGATTATGGCAAAGGCTATCGTTAAAATCAAGTTAAGATTGTTATACTTTCATTTTATAAGTAAAAATGTGTGCAACCTGATGTTAAAGTATCTTCTTTGGTATTAGAAGTTATTATGACAGGTAAAATAGATATTACTAATACAAAGAGCTGCATAGAATTACACCTTCGCACATTTAAAATGCCGATTTTAGTCCTTATAATTTTAAAGAAGATTGGATTTGTAATTCTTGTATTTTAGATATAAAAAAACAATCATACTAATAAAATTATAATACTGTCATTATCAACTCTATCGTCACCGTCATTTAGATAATAACAAAGATGATGATAAAGATGAAGATAAAAAAAGAATTGAATGTTATAATTAGTTAAGTGCTATTTTTTGGATTAATTTACCAAGTCTGGTATCATATAACATTTTATGAAATTTACATTCTTCAACTGAAGAACAATTAGTTATACATTTATTATCAAATTTAACACCAATTTTTATTAAATATTTTATTTTTTCTATCCTATAAGGTCTATTTTCATATTGAATACCAGTAATGTATCTAATTGGATTACCAATATTAACATTAGCACCTAATGAAATTAATTTATCAATACGTTTTATTATATTATTACTATCATCATCTAAATAACTAGATAATAGAGATCCAAATACAGTTTGATTACCCATATGTTTACTCAAATTAAATATATAATTTATATCAATACCTTTTTTAATTAAAATATCCATATATTGTAATGGACACGAATATAAATAATTAGTAAAATATAAATCATCAATATGTTATATTATGTCTAATATGAATGGACATAATATATCAACATTATCACATTTATTTGATATTCCAGTAAAGTGATAACATTTTTTATGATACGAATACCAATTATCCATATCATATGAGAAATATTCAGTTAGTAATTTTTCATATGGGTTTGTTACATACTCATAACCAATAGTTCTAAATAATTTTATAAATTCATTAAACCGTTCATTACCTTCGTTATGATAAGTTTCATTTAATATTTCTTGAATTAAATTTAATACATCCATTTTAGAAAATGTGACTCCTGGCTCGGCCAAAGGCAAGATCAAAGGTGCTAGCATCGCAAAATGAAAACAAGTCCGCAGCATTTGCTCTGGATGATGACGGTGTAGAAGATAACACCGGAGGTGATGAGGCTGGTAGTCTTGTAGGTTCAGGAGATGAAGATAATGTAGAAACAAAGAAGCCTTCTCCAAAGAAGACTGTCGTTCGAAAAGTGAAGCGAGTTGGCGCAAAGTAGATAAATTTCAGAATATTACATATCTTATACTAAATATAGTATAAGATAATTGACACAACGTAACCGTTTTGCGTCTCATAAAAATAATTGACACGTTGGTAAGATCAAGATAGTAATTTATATTTTATGAAAATTGCTCATAAGCAAATGAAAACAATCATTATGGTCGAAGATTATATTTGTCCATGTATCCCCCAAAACTGCTTTCTTGGTGCATTGATGCGAGCGCCATCTCTACCGATTCCTTGCGGGAGGCGGCTGCAGCAGCCTCCGCAGCCTCCGCAGCCTTAGCAGCGTCGACCGCTCGCTGCGTGCAAAAAGCGTCGAGCGCCGCGACCGTTGCGTCCACACCGAGAATGCGCATGTTGACCGCTCGCAGTTTGCAAGTCGTGTCGAGCACTGTGGCGATAGCACACTGAGTAAACGAGTCCATTTTGTTTCTGTCTTTTCTCTACAGAGTTGTCCTAAAAAATCAAGTTTTTTTTGTGTCGATTACCTGCACAGATCAAACAAAAGTACCTCTACTTTCATTTTTTCCAGTCCTAATATCTCTTATAATTAGGTCCCTTGGAATTCCGACCACCTGTACATTTATTACATAATAATTGTTCTGAATATTTTGTTTGTGCTAAAATATTTACTACCATCATATTCATATTAATATCATCACTATCGTTATTGTTATTATTATCAATACATGTCATAACATAATTGACATAAATCTTCGGGATATTTATAATATTTATTTAAAGTATCTTTAATAGAATAAATTAAAGGAAAAACTTTATAGTGTTCATATTCTCCAAATAATTCTTGTAATTCAGGTGAACATATATTTTCTGGGTTTTCCATTTCAAGATTGCTCATTTGTTGATTAGTATTGTATATTTATATTAAATATAAATCAGTTTTTTATTATCGGCGTTTTAAATGTGCGAAGGTGTAAAAAAAAGATAATTTTTTAAATATATACAAATAATAAATGGAAATTGATTACTTTTCACTAAAAAAAAGTTCTTCTGGTAAATACTACTTTATAAATAAAATAACAGGTAAAACTCAATGGGGTTTTGACACTTATTTTCATACAAAAAAAAGACTTCCTAAAGGATGGATTCGTTTAAATTTAAACGGAGAAGCTGTATACAAATATATTCGTTATAAAATACCATTAACTAGTTCTCTTTCTTACTCACCAACATATCTCAGAGAATTAGAAATATTCCAAACAAGATATGAAAATCTAGACAAAAAACAAGCAGAAGCTTGTAGAAGACTCACTCTTTTTGAAGAAGTAGCAGATTTACTTAAGATTAGAACTGACAGTATTTGTGATGAGAGTTTAGATTTTCTTGCTAGAAGAGCAAAAATTTTACCAAAAACAATTATTGATTTTATTGACATAACAGAAAGTAAACAACTTGGAAAAAAAGCATTTTTAACACTTTTTAGCACAATTAAAAGAAATGATGCTTCTTTTTCAAGCGAAAGATCTATAAGAGAGCTTTGTGGTTTAAATATGAGAGAAGCTGAAGCATCAAAAGCTATGGGCGAAATTGACGAAGAATTTTCTTGTCATATAACAAGGGACATATTCAAAGACCCAGTTACTTGTAGTTCAGGTCATACTTTCGAGAGGGATGCAATAACAACTTGGCGTCAAAATCATACAACTTGTCCTGCAACAAGGGTGCCTATAACAACTTACATTGTTCCAAATCATGCTCTAAAAAAAGTATTAGAAAAATTTGTACAAAAGTATGAACATCAAAGAGGTGATATTTGGAAACCAATCGTAAACTTATGTCTTGAGTATAAAAATTTTAAAGGAAGACTTGAACAGCCAGAATATATAATTGTACCAGTTTCTGATACTAATGAACCGTTCCCTCTGCACCCACCTGATGATTCTGACGAAGAAGAGTCCCCACCTGATGATTCTGACGAAGAAGAGTCCCCACCTGATGATATGGAAATTGGTGAAGAAGAAGAACAGCAATATCTAGACATGAGAGAGAGACAGAGAGAGCAAGAAATTGAGGAGAACCAGACCGGAAGATCAGAAGAAGAAATACGAGCATTTATGATTACTTATGGTAATCTCTATGAAGTCGATATACCTGAATTTATTGCTCGATCTAGAGAATCTTCATATGCTAATGCAATCAGAGAGAGCGTTATAAGATATAATCAACTAGGAAGAACAGCAGAAGAAATACGAGCATTTATGATTATTAGGGGTTGGGGTATTCAATTTATACAAGATATACCAGAATATATTGTTATAGAAGATATACCAGAATATATTGCACAATCTAGATATTCTTCATATCGTCATACAGACACTGAACTCCAAAGAAGAATGCCGCCATTCAGATGAACATGAAGTAGTATATTATCAAGAATGTCCAAATGAAGAGAAGATGGGACTTGTCGAAACACTTGTATTTTGCAAGCTAAACGAGTATAGAGAACAAGCTAATAGAGAGAGATTCTTGCTTCCAGAAGGAGAGAAACTTGATTTGTTTATAGATACAATAAAAGAGTGTATCAAGTTTGTAAAATAAAAGCGTCATTGGTTTTTATTTCAAATCTTATCCATCGTAATTTAGTTGTGTGTATTAATCACTCTGTGTTAC